TATTTTCAAGAGTATCTTTGTATTGCATGGCTTTAATATTAGGTGGTTGTTGTACATTTATTAAATTATTCAATGGATCCAAATCACGTTGATTTATTGTATCACCTTCTACCCCGTTTTCTATATTAACAACTTTTATGTTATTATTAAATTGGGTTATTACGGGATTACGCGCATATATTCCATCAATCGTTTGACTTAGCTGACCGAACTCGTACATTATATATTTATTAAGCCATATAACCCAATAATATTGATAGTACTCCATTTCTGGCGAAGCAAATACAAAATTAACTATGTTTAATGGGTTCGGAGGATTAACAAAGTTTTTAATTGAATCTCTTATATTGTCATCTGGGAGTGAAGTGTACCCATCACGTCCATTATTTATTTGGAGACGTTTTAGTTCTTCGTGTATAAGTTTTTTATAACTTTGCTTATTTTCTTTGGTAACTAATCGCCCGTTGACTCTTTCTTCAATATTGTTTTTATCTCTTTCCTGTCCAAATTTGTCAATATCCTTTTTATTTGGTTGTCCATTAATAAAAAACTGATATCTTTGAAATTGTCTGTTTTTAATATTAATAATGTCTTTAATAACCTGTATAATAATGTCACATCGTCCATTCAACTGATTGAATATAGCTGGTTGGATTGTCATATTCTGCATATTTTTAAAGTTTGTTAAAAATGTTAGAGTGTAATTTAAATATTTTATTATATTGCTATGAGTTCCTTTATAAACAGCATCAAACTGATAAAATATATTCAATGCTGTATTGTTGTATTGTGATAGATTTGGTTGTTCTAATGCGTCAATCAAACTATTATACTCGTTTGTATGCGAGTTTTGTTGGTTCAATATTTGTTTTGTATAAATAGATTCTGTCACATTTCCAAGTTTCACAATTTTTTTAATAATTTCACCCGACTCATAGTTATAATTATTTTTTAAATCTATAAACTTAAAATATGTATCAAGATCCTGATTGCCGCCTTTTAAATAATCATAATATTTATATAATAATTTATAATAATACTGGTTTTTTAATATTTTTTTAATACGCGCGATAACGTTATTTAATCTTTCATTATCCACTTTTGTAGGATCCATAAATAATACAATGAAACCTTCAAATAATTTGGATGTTATATTTGGTTTAGTTATTGATGCTAGTACAATACTTAGTATTTTTTTTTCTGCTTCTTTGCGGCGTCGTTGTTCCTCTTCAAGAAGCCTCTGTCGTTCTGCTTCTTGGCGTCGTTGTTCTGCTTCTTGGCGTCGTTGTTCTGCTTCTTGGCGTCGTTGTTCTGCTTCTTGGCGTCGTCGTTCCTCTTCTTGGCGTCGTTGTTCCTCTTCTTGGCGTCGTTGTTCTGCTTCTTGGCGTCGTTGTGCTTCTGTTATTACAACAACGGACGCAATTGCTGCACGCTCTCTTTCCGCAAGACGATGAGCTTCTTCTTCCGCAAGACGACGAGCTTCTGCTTCTTCCGCAAGACGACGGACTTCCACTTCTTCCGCAAGACGACGGGCTTCGGCTTCTTCCGCAAGACGACGAGCTTCTTCTTTGCGCCGGTCCTCGGTTATTATAACAAGTGATGCAACTGTAGAACGCTCTGCTTCCGCACGACGGCGAGCTTCTTCTTCCGCACGACGACGAACTTCTTCTTCCGCGCGACGACGAACTTCTTCTTTGCGATGTTCATCATTTATTACAATAACCGTCGCAATTGTAGCACGTTCCGCCTCTTGTCTTGCCGCCTCTTGTCTCGCTGCCTCTTGTCTTGCCGCCTCTTGTCTTGCCGCCTCTTGTCTTGCGTCTTCTTGCCGTCTCAACTCATCCTGCCATTGTTTTTCCACAACAATTGCCGAAATAATTGCGAGTTGCTGATTTCTTTCATATCTTGTTAATTCCTCAATGCGTTCCGTTTCTGTCATAAAGAACCATCTCGGAGCAATGTTACGATACAATGTTACTCCATCTTGACTTTGTTTACCAATTAAAAAATAAGGAATGCCGTCCATTTTATCTAATTGCTGACGAACATAATCCTCTCTTAAATGTTCATCAATGGTCCATAAATCGGTGGAATAAGCATATTCCAAGAACTCTATGAAACTCTTTGGTATATTTTCAATTAACCCGCGTACAAATTTTTTTTTTGGTTCATTTTGTCCAAACTTTTTTACAAGATCCTCAATATATTTGTCAGCAAGCATATTATCTGTAAACCGCATTTCGTCTGGGTTACCAAATATACCTATATCAATATTCAACCAAATCTGATATGATTCAAAAATCTGAGTATAATCATGAATGTCCGGACGATAATCTCGTAAAAGAAACCCGCCGACCACAGGATGGTACATAATTGCCACAATAAAAAACCCATTACTCTCAATAATTCGTCCTCGTTGGGTTTTATGTTCATTGAGTTGTGTTATTTCTTCATCATTCCAATTGTAATTTTTTATGTCGTTGTTATTTTGTTGTCTTTCTATAATGGTTCGAATGCTTACTTTTTGTACTACTGGTGGCGCAACCAACCCAGCAACCAACCCAGCAACTATTTGCTGATTATTTACTTGCATAATGGTATAATATATACGTATAACATTATGATATTTTGCTTACTTGAACTGGGGTCTTTGTCCGCGATGTACCACTAACGGGTCAGGCATATAAGTCGCCTGCGAATCAAACATATTCAACGACGGCAACTTTTTAAAATCGGGTTCAATGGGTGCTTCCCGAAACACCATATTGTCCGTGCCGTGTCCTCTCAACAACGACTCAATGTCGCACGCATTATTTGCTAAATCAAATGGTGTCATTGATGCGCCTACTATGCCATTTCCAGGGAGCATTGTCTTGGTTGCGCGGCCAAAATAATTGGCGGGATTACTATAATAATCATAGAATCGTGCGTTAAAGTCTTGTTCCATATCATAATCTCCGCGATTGGTCTTCTTGCGTGTATTTGATTCGGTAATGTGGGTTATCTTATTTTTTCCAGCGTTCTTATCTGATGACATCGTGCAAAAATATACACATTCACGAGAAAAGTTTGGCGTATAATGCGGCGTAAGCAGCATGCTTATCACTAAATCGGTCGGGGTCCTCCATGTATGCGCAGAACATTGGGTGGAAAAGTGGGAGATTATCGTAGGCGAGAAGGATACAGAGGCCCGTTTGCGCGTCCTCGGACAACATAAACCCCGCGGCCTTCAAATAGAGATGTTGGAAGAGAGGATGGTCCCGGGTTTTGAAATAAATCCAGTCAAGGGCGACGGTCAGGGCGGCGTCGTCGCAGTCTTGTTCGTCCTGGGTCAAAGAGTCTAGGTCCGACGAAACCGTTTTGGATTCCATTTTTAAGAGGGTTCTTATAACTTGGCGATAACTTGTGTCGTCGTCGTACACGATGGTTCTTATAGAGAAATCGTAAGGTTCGGTGGTCATTGCTAAATAAATATAACAGCGAGTTATGTTTATGTGGATTGTGAATGTTTTATAAGTGGAACCATTAGTGAATACAGAACCCCCAAAAGTTACTGGTTATTGTTATGTTTCTTAGAGTTCTTCCTCTTCTTGCTTTGGCGCCTCTTGCGAGAACCACCAAGATAAACTATTTTATCGGTCTCAACACTTGTAAGATCAACTATTTTAGATTTAGAATCTTTTAAGGCTTTATGAGCCGCTGTGATGTCGGCGATCCTTTTGGCAATAGCTTCATCAGTGGCACCGTTTGCCGACGGGGCGCCCGCAGCGGCAAGAGCATTCCAAGTGACTGCCAATGTTTCAAGGTTTTTATGCATTGCTGTAAGTCTAACCAATTCATCACCCTCAAGTGTATTCTCTGGAATTTCGTTAAAAGTTACAAGGGCTAGAGCCATTTCTTCTTATACATTTACCCCCGAAAAAACTCGCTTAGTACCCACTGCCACTGGGCAAATGGGTTGCCTTCGTCGCCGATCGCGTGGCGGACCCTCCTCTCGTCCACCCATCCAGCGCCGCCTCTTGTACTAAATACTTCGGGTTCGTAATCGTCTCCTTAATACTATCCAAGAGAGGGTACATCTGATTATTCATAAACGACTGCTCAGTCACGGTAGAAACACTCTTCTTGTTACTGACCAAATCCCCCTGTTTCAGCTGAGATTCCAACGCAGTGTCGCAAGAACCTCTGCCTAAATAAGGCACGGCCACGAACGGACGAGTCTGTAGCGACAACTTCTCCAGCGACCGCGCGTTCTCCTTCAGGATGCTGAACTTGCTATCTACATCCACTGTAGAGGCAGTCGCGCCAGAAATCGCACCCGAATTGAACATAAACCCGGGCTGCGCCGTGGCGAAACTGACGTGGTCATCACTCCTGGATTCGCTAAAATAGTTGCTCATCATATAATTGTTGAACTTTGTGTTCATCATGGTTTGCTGGGATTTATCGGTGCCATCATTGCGGATCCTCTCATTACTTTGGAAAACATACGAGTGTAAAGATGCCATAATGTGCTATATATACCGGCAACAAAAAATCACACAGTACCAAAGGTATGGCACGACTCTATTTGTGTATCCGAATGAGCCACGTTAATAGTTGTTGTACCTGGCAACCCCCTTGGCACAAGCGAAAGCGTTGCCCTCTTTACAAGACACCATCCCGCCATAACAGAACTCCGAAAACGACTGTTGATCATTCGGTATGGTGGTGCTCGCGGTAGAATGAAAAGGCCGCAACGACTGCTCAAACACGTATTCATCGCCTAAATCTTTGAACAATTTCTCGGTGATATCGGGCTGGTCGGGATTGGCATTGCGCACAAATTGCTTCGCCTGTTCCACGATGTCCGCCGCGACATTGGAGTTGCCACTGGGCGGCGCGGGTTTGCGCTTGGGATTGTAAAGGTAATCCGTTGGCAACACATTGCCGAAAGGGTTGCCCGCATCGGGTCGCTGAAACACCTCTGTGGGCGTCTCCACCTTGTAAAGCGCCTGCGCGGGCGTGGTGGCATCTCCACGAAACCCTTCCTTCTTCTGTTGAATCTCGTCTTTCTCGGTGCTCTTGTGTTTAAAGAGCAAATACACGAAGAACAAGGACACGGCGCCGACCAACAAAATATGCGTGCTCTTGGTATAGAGGAACGTCACGAGTGTGAGCAAAACTACTGTCCTACTCACGGCATTCAGTTTCTGTTCAAATGACATGTCCTCGGTGGGGAAGAGTTCAAACAAGGAATCGGAGTTCAACAGAACATTCGGATTGTTGCTCCAAAAAGGTACCATTGACGAAATGGGTTCTTTTAGACCACTACAACTGGCTGACCCGTTACATGTCGGTCCCTCTCCAGGTAATATTTTTATTTCTAAACTATCTTCGCCGTCTTTGAATGGTGTTTCCTGTAATGTGCTCATTATATATACCGTCGATAAACGATTATTTTTATAAGCGCACCGCTTATATATAGGTTGACGCATCCTTGTGTGCTTCGTGCGACAACCGATGAAACACACGCTGGCTGTCATCGTCATATTTACTGAGCCCATCCTCTATTGCCAACATTGGATAAACAATGGCACGGCGCCCCTCTTTGGTAATGGACCAATCCGCGCTAAATTGCGTATGTTCCGCCGGATTCGCCAAAAACCGGTCGGCATAATCGCCGCCGTATAATAATAATACTCGGGCGGCCTGTTCTCTAGACAACATATACATCTGCGTGCCCCAAATGTCACCATAACCATAGTACCGGTACTGGGTCGCGTGCCCCGTTTCCACATCCACATAACAGCTTTGCCCGACAAGACCATCGGTGCCCATCATCGGATACGTCAACAAATATCCCAGTAACATCGTGTCTAGACCAAGTGATACAAAATCGGCGACAACATGTTCAAGACGCCCTCTAAAGTCGGCATCAATCAAAATGTCGTCTTCGCAGAACACGGCGCACCCCACTTCGGGTCCCGTTTCTTCTAAATATGCGCGAATCATATCCAGGTGCCCCATCATACACGACCAGCATTTCTCGGTATGGGCACAGAGGCCGCGGCCGGCGATACGGGGGTCTGTCACTGAAACACCGGGAAACATCGTCGCGTGCGCGCCTACGGCGCGCCATTTCTCAGTCATCGCCTGACGCCTCTCTTCATTGGCATAATTGAGACAGTAAATCACACACTCCGTCGTCATAGTAATAATAATGTGTATTATTATGATGTAGTGTTAATATGGTTTCTCACGCAATAATATGTTTGTAATAAATGCCTCAAATTACACTTAACATAAGAATACAAAATTACTGAGTGCCCCTCCATAATGTAGGTAAAAAATATGCCTTTATCGGTACCCTTATCGGTACCCTTATCGGTGGTATTTACCCGCCCGCGCAAATGAATCCACCACGAAAATCACGAAAACGCCTAAAAACGAGTACAGGATGAGTTCCTCTGTAATATTACTGGTCTTCTCCATCTGGATGTCTTCCAAAATATTGGTAATCCGATTGAGTTTCTGTATAATGGCGCCATTGGGCTCCGTTTCTGCCCCCTTGGGCGCATAGTAGGGTTTTCCTAAAATACCTCCCGCCTCATAACTCTTGGTATAATTGCTGAGGGATTCAATGCTCAAATCATTGGGCAAAGCGGCCGAAGATGAGGCCCGCCGCAACAAATCCGATTCAAATCCCTCCTTTGACGTCGGCATCAAATCCGCTAAATTATCCATAAACGACCGCGACTTAACCACCGGTTTGAAATCGGCAAGCCCGCTGCCAGAATCAATGGGGTCGGCGGTGATACGGTTGAGCATATCATTGACGGCGGTGCTTCGTTCATCGTTGGCGGTCATCGTCGTTTTCAGATGGTCAGATATCTCATCTTGTTCTTCTAAATCCGCCAGTCCCGCCGCATCATCATCTTGCTGAGGCTGCGGTAATCGCTGTGTGCGTCGTTTGCCAATAGAGGGGGTTCTTTTTTGGGTACTACATCCTTTCCAAGGCGATGCGGTATTTAGTAATGACATCACTATCTATATTTTCAATAGTTATATATATAATGAACAAACCGAGAATGATGGATCCCAAAATAATGGTTGCGGGTCTAGAAAAATATTTCAAAGATGATTCCGTTGTAATGCAGTTCATACCGATAATATTAGTGTTGATATACGTGTCCTATAAGACATGGTTTGTAGATACGAGCCACACCATTTTAGGGAAACTTGTCGCAATAATGTTAATTCTTTACTATACGTCCATTGATTATGTTTATGGAACATTATGTTGTATTGTTATCATTGCTTTTTATCAGATGCATGAGAGGGAGGGCTTTGGTACCGAAGGCACTGCCGAAGTAGAAGAAGGCACGTCGTTAGATGATGGTATACCAAGTATGGAAGCCAAACCAGTAGGTGGTGCTAAACCGAAGGAAGGAGGTGTTATGCCTTCGGTAAACGGTGTGCCTTCGGTAAACGGTGTACCTTCGGCAAAGTCTTTAACCGTAGGTTCACAATTATCGGTTAAGCCAGTGCCTTATACAATTGACGCCTTCACTACCGCCCGCGACACATTTATCCAAGAGAAGTGTAAAAACGGCGTGTTAATGTATAAGGATTTCCCCGTAAAATCCGAGATGGCCGACCATATATTTCCCGAAATCCAATTCAACACCAAGTCTAGGTGTAATCCGTGCGACACCACATGTGACTACAGCATTGTAGAGGCCAAAATTGATACTGAAACCGAGCTTTGTCCGCGTTCATCCAACAACCTGTTTGATCAGGTGAAAGACATATTCTACCCCAAACGATGTGATAAGAAAGGTCCTGAACCCACCAAGTCACCTATACCAAACAAATAAACCAATTTCTTTGCCAGTATAAAATCACCCCATAGCATATATGTCAAAATCAAAGAAATCCGAACCCAATGGTTGGTTGGGACTCATTCACGAGAGACTAATGAACATCAACGACAGCAAAATATTTGCGGGTCTGATGATTATCACGCTCAACATTGCCTCTAAGTTTGCCACGCTGAAACTCGGGAAAACCGCGGAGATGTATTTGAAATATACATTTAGCAAACAAATCCTGGTATTTGCGATAGCGTGGATGGGAACCCGCGACATCTATATTGCAATGGGTCTCACCCTAATTTTCATAATCATTTTTGACGTGTTGCTGAACGACGAAAGCCCATTCTGTATTTTGCCCCAGGATTTCAAGGAGTTTTATGAGAACATTGACGCCGACGTTTCGCACGAGGACTATGTGAAAGCCAGAACAACGGTGGATAAATACATTGAGCAAAAGGAAGCGGAACCCAATCCAAAGGACAATAAGGCCTCGGATGTATCTGCGAAACCGTTTTACGCGAAATAATCACAGAGAAAAGTAATATTCTGATATAACAAAATATTACTATAATATAATAGGATGGCGACAATTGACGGTTATGATTTGGACACATTAAACGTTATGTTGTACAATAATATTGACCCCAAAAAACCGATTGAACTGGACGCCAAGATGTTTTTGTTTGAGACCCCCGTGAAGAGCGACAATGGCAAAATGTGGATTTGTACCAATATAAAATACAGTGAAGAAGTATTGATGACAAAGACGCATTTTGAATGTGTCCAGACATTCTTTGACCAGGCGCTATTTTTAAAATACATCAAGGAGTCCTCTGTCAAAAAACCAAACAATGACCCAGCCGTTGTGGGCAAAATTGGCGATGAAAAATGGGCCGATAGCGAAGGGGATTCTAAATGTAAATCAAAACATTTGTGCTTTATGAAAGAGAATACGCTACTTGCATTAAAATATTGCTTTCCCATTACATTTCCAGTGGATAGTCCGCCATATTCATTTAGTAAAGGTCAACAAGATAGTATCACCGTTTCTAAGTATATAAATAGTTGGTTTAACTCCGACAAATATGCGTATTTCACACATATGAAAGTAGATGGCAAAGATATGACAGTAATCAATTGTCAGTGGCTGGATACAATCAAGTATCACCCAGTGTATCAAAAAGTGAACAAAGGTATTAAGCAATATCTTGTGCAAGTAAAGGCGCCGCTGATAAAGTTATTGGAGCAGGTGATAGAGTTTGATGGCAAGAGTAACATTAAAGGGGTTGACACTTATTCTGGATTATTACATAAATATTATAGTAATTTCTATGATAATAATAACGGGTCTAAAGAATACAAAGAAGCACAATCTTTTTTAAATAAAAATAACTCTGAATTATTATCAAATTTCAGTAGTATAGACTTCATAAATTTATTAAAAAAAAATGTAGATAAACTGAAAATATCCTTTGTACGAGATGATATCAATTCATTATTTTTATTATTTTATTACTTTTACTATGTATGTTATAAATGGGAATATAAACAAATAAAAAATCAATTGTCTTTCAGTCCTAAGCCTGACGACATGGAAGGTGAAAGTTTATCTACTGTCATTTCTAATAGTTCAGACGCATTAAAAAAAAAATTAGACCTAATCTTATTATTATGTTCTGTACATAGCAAAGAAGGCTACAATCAATTTGTAAGTTTAATCAAGATGGATCAGGTGACACTACAAAAATACGATTTCCATAAACCTTATGTACAGTTATTTGAATCTGTGACAATACCAATACGCAGATCAACGAACATAAAGATAAATGAATTATTTGATTTGATTGACTACGATATACCCGGATTGTACAATATTTATGGAAAAGACGGATTTTATGATGTTGTAAACGACGCAAAAAACGATACGTACATTGGCTTTGACAGAATTAATCAGAGCGCCGACAAAAAGAAGGCGCCACATCTTGAAATCTATTTGGCAATGGAGTTTGCTGGGGGGTTAATAGTTGATTCAAATAAAGATGCGGTGTGGTGTTTGTTTGAAAACAAACGTCTTGGTAGAAGGTTAGAAAAAATAATCAAAAAAGAAAAAGTGAGTGCTGACATTCTGGAAATGAGCGAATATATTGATTTGTCGGACTTGATTAAAAAGACTGAGAAAGATATCAAAATAAAAGAGGAAAAAGAGGCCAAAGAGGCCAAAGAAGCAAAAGCGGTAAAAGAAGCAAAAGCGGTAAAAGAAGCAAAAGAATCTGAGTCGTCTCCCACAACACCATCGCAGTCAAAAGACGATTTATTACAAATAGAGATAGACAAATTACCGGGTGTTTCGCAAGACATACGGAAAAAAATTATGGAAAAAATAAACAAAGATATCCCATCCGTAAAAGAATTGGCAGACACGATTAGTAAATATAACAAAGATTTGAGTTTAAAATCAGTGTATGACAAGATTTTAACAAAGGCGAAAAATGAAATAGAAACCTTGATAAAAAATACAACCTATGATGTAGATGAAAATCCAAATTTGACATTTGACAAAAAACAACAGTCAAAGTTTGATTTATTGGATTATCAAAAAATAAAAGACTTGATTAAAGCACTTACGGATCAAGCGGTTTTTGCGGACAAGGCACCGCCAAACCCTCCGGTGCCACCAAACCCTCCGGCGCCACAAAAGAGAGAGAGAGTGAACATAATGGGTGGAAAAACGCGGCGACATAAAAAAAAGCGTCGGAACAAGAAAACGCGAAGACACCACCACCAGTAATGCACCACCATCTTCAAAATAGAATCTTTTTACGTAAAATGTCTTATTATTGAAAATACTAATTAACTTATTATTATTTTCAGTGTCTAGTAATACGCACATAGAGCCTTAATCAAAAGATAATTGTTTTACTTTCTTGTTTTTTTATTGGTAGTTCTTTTATTTTTTTTGATCTTTTCCCGCCCTTATGAGAGGGACTTGTCTTTTTATAAGCGGATTTATCAGCGACTTTATAAGCAGATTTATCAGCGACTTGGGCGGATTTATCAGCGACTTGAGAAGCGACTTGATACTGTTTTTGGTGATACCTTTTCGCATATTCATCAATTGTTTCTGTATTTTCTTTCCAACGATTGGATGGACTGGCTGCTCGCCATTCAGCCATTAATTTTTGTATTTTAGGATCTCTATCTATATTTTCTTGTTCTTTCATTTTTTGTCTTTTGCTGCGAGTATATCCTCGTCAGTTCTTGTTTTTTTGACATTTATATAATATATTTTCACAAAATACATCTAATAAAAGGAGTAAACAAATAATGATGTAAATATGTCTCTTAATTCTTTAGCAGTTTAAAAGACAACCCCACTTCCCCATTGACGTTTTCCCAGATTCCCGATATCTTCAAAATGGCTAAACTTTCCCCAGCACACGACTCCACAATCTCATACTTTGACAAAATAAAATCGGCAAGCTTGTGCGTGAGTGAAACACCGGTTAGCCCTCGATAAACAATATATTCGTTCATGATGTCGTTTTCAACCAACTTAAATGTGTCATACACTTCACCCGACATAGCCATTTTTGCTCCAATGACCGATACAGGCACGTCTATAAACACGCCATACATCACCATAAAATCATTGCTATAGTTCATCTTGGTAAACAGCCCATCAAAAAGCATATTCGGCTTGGTTTCCAAAAAATGTATGTTTGCCCTAGCAAAATTATCATGCTTTATTAAAATATTCATTCAACGGATGAATAAAAAGGGAAAAAAGGTTTATACTAGTTTGCTAAATAGTATAGATCAATGAATAATTAGAATCGCTTAAGCAATTCTGAGACCGCCAGCTAGACCGGTGCCGATGGCAAGGCCTGCACCCTGTCTTGAAGAAGCACCCATAGAAGGAATGAATGTGTCCAAAATGGCAAGGGTGGCTGCGGCAGTCAATGCAATAACAACAACCTCCTCAACATTTAAAGAGTGTTTAGGAATGACGTAGGCGGCTAGGGCAACAATAATACCCTCAATAATGTATTTGATAGCACGTTTCACAAGCTCGTTGAAGTTCATTTTTATATAGTATTAAAACAGAAAAAAATGATTAATCTCTAAAAATACTTAAACGGGTTGACATTAATATGAATATATTACTAAATGTCTGGCTTTCAAAAAAAAACATTAGATAATGGAAAAGAAAATCCTAAATACGTTGACTTATGTGAAGAGGATGCCACCATCCCATCCCAGAAGTTTGTGTGTATCTCGTTCATTTCCCCCGAGAAGATTTTGAAACAGCGTGAGCAATATGTTTTTGAAAAGTTTGTTCAACAGTGGGAGTTCAGTAAATCCATTGAGAAGTTCGGCGATTTCCTAAACTTCTTGTCTTTCAAATACAAGATTAAGATGGATGACATCATGGTGGATATGAAGGAATACGTGGAGGAGGAGAAGAAGAAGCTAAAGTCGTATTCCATCACCGACGACTTCAACAATTTCATGGACAAGAATGAGGACCGAATCACCAATGAGTTTAATGCTAAACATGAGTTCCACACATCGGTGCGCGGAATCAAGGTGCGTGGGTCTTACAGCAGTCAGGCGGAGGCGGAGTTGCGTGCCAAGAAGCTGCGCGAGACCGATCCCAACCACGACATCTTTGTAGGGCCCGTTGGTATCTGGATGCCCTGGGATCCTGATGCCTACAAGACTGGACGTGTAGAGTTCATGGAGGACGAGTTGAACCAGCTACATCATGAGAAGATGAAGAATGAGGAGAAGGCAAAGCAGGAGTTTGACCAGCGAGTACGTGATGCGAAGCGCAAGGCCATTGAGGAGAACGTCAAGAAAGCGCGCGACTCGGGCAACAAGCTTACTCAGACACTGACGGAGGATGGCGAGCTGGTGGGTGTTAACAAGACGGTCAATTTTGATGAGCGTGAAGTGGCAGATGTGAAGCCGTTCAATGGTGGCAAGAGTGATGTTGCCTTAGAGGGAACACCGGAAATGGACCGCGTTGATTAAAGCGCGCCCCTTCGGGGCGCGACCGTTAAGCTAAGGGAACTCGTCGTTTCAGCTTCGCTTACGCCTTATGATCCCATACTAAGATAAATTATCGAAGAGTCGTTTCAGCTTCGCTTACGCCTTATGATCCCATACTAAGAGATATTGTCGTATTCATCGAATCAAAGACACCAAGTGGCCACAAAAAATTGATATTGTATCTTATACAATATCAACAACAAAACAACAACAAAAAAATGTTATCACATCTGAATAGTCCCGTAAAAGTAGAACCCGCGGATTTGCCGCACACATTTCGTCAATCTCGCAGATACCGACGCCGACAAACTGATGCCATCTGGGCCACCGAATACGTGTGTAATTTCGGATTCCGCATCCGCAACTACGAAGATTTATGCTCGCTCTTGGAAACGATGCGATACTGGAACTTTGAAATGACTCCGACGGCATATTTTGACGCCATATTTAGTAAGAAACGCATAATCAAACAATTTATGGAAGAAAATACCAAAGAACTTTCACTCCTGTTTCCCAATTTCCGAACTCTCTATGAAACGGCCATATTGGTGGATAATGGAACCGACGAAGAAAAACACCGGATAGCACTGGAAAACGGATACTATACATTGGCGGAGTATTTATGTCAAGATATTGTATAGAGTAAAATGAAAGTTGAGCAATGGCATATCTGGGCACTAGTTGGTGTTGTTATCGCAATCATCATTGTCGTTGTTTTTTTTAATAAAAATATTGAAGGATTGGAAGACAAAGATTATTTGGAAGGCATTGACGTAATTTACTGGATTAATTTGGACCGCTCACCTGACCGCCAAAAAAGAATGAAGAAAATGTTCAAAGACCCAGTATTTGAAGGAAAAAAAATTGTTCGCATTACTGCTGTTGATGGAAAAGCACGTAGTATAGACCAAGTTCTGAATGCCAAATTTGATGGAATGCAGCCAGAAAGGTTTACAAAAGTTGAATATGCGTGCTTATTATCACATTTAAATGCAATCAAACAATTTTCAGAATCAAATAGCGAAGTAGCATTAATTATGGAAGACGATATGACACTTGAATATAAAAAGTACTGGAAAAAATCAACAAAACAAATTATGAAACACGCACCGAGGGATTGGGAAATAATACAATTGTGTTATATTATAAACTCTGGTATACCATTCAAAAAATATACTAGATATAAAAATGGAAACTTTGCGTCTGCCGGCGCGTATATTTTGAACAAGAATAAAATAATAAATAATCTAAAACTATTACCGCGTGATATTTCGCATGAAGCAGACCATTACTTGTTTAGTAGATTTAATACTTATGCGTATAAATACCCAATGTTTATATATGGTACAAATGAAACATCAACAATTCATCAAAATCATGTCAACGGGCACGATATCAGTAAAAGTATGATATTAAAACAATTATATCGTAAATAATCTATATGTTATTATATTAGTTTGTAAATAATATAACATTTAATAATATATGAAAAATAGAAAAATTATTATTTATTCTTTAATTCTGGTTTTACTAATAATGATTTCTATGGTATTTTATAGATATTTTATATATACAATAGATGGGTTTTTAGAAACATCACATAAAAAAACAATATTTTTAATATGGCGAAATAGAATAAATACGGAAACCGGGTTTGGTATTGGAGATAGAATTCGTGGAGCTTTATGCTTATATCAATATTGTAAAGAAAATAATATAAATTTAAAAATTGATATAACTGATGATATAACAGGTGAATATTTAAAAAATATTAAATCTGATGATTACCTTTTAGTAAAAGATAAACCACTTATATTATTATTATGGCATTGGACGTATGATAATGTAAAACAAAAACTTGATGATGAATTATCAAAGAATGATACTATTTTT